ACTTTTGAACCAATTGTTTTACATATGTCCGTTCACTATCCATACCTCCTTCAACCGCAAAGTTAGGATAAATGGCAGTCTCAGCAATTTCAAGCAAATTAAATCCATCCAAGATCAATTCTGAAATCTCAACGGTTGACCGAGTTGGAATAAAATTACTCAACTTGCTATCTTCATTCTTGACTTGATCACGGGTATGAACAGCAATTTCAACAACCGCATTCAAAATATCAAGATGACCAACATCAGAAATATTGAAACGGTTCTTTAGATAATTGAACTCTACTTCTTTACTCAACGGACTCATTTCCAACTTGACAGGAAAACGACTCATCAAAGCACGATCCATAACACGGGTAGAAGTATATTCATTACCAATGTTAGCCGTACCAATGAAACATACACCTTCAGCTACACTTACCACTTCACTGTCCTTCTTTTCATCCAAACGAAGATATCGTTGTAGATCATCCAGAACAGTCATCAACACATTCCAAGCATCGTGATGAGCACGGCTAACTTCATCCATCAAGATAACAGCATTGGGAGTCTTAATAGCCTTAACGAATGCGGATTCATTGAAGTAAGTACCAGTATTCTTATCATAATGGGTATTACCAATAAGAGCACTACGAGCATCTTGAGTAGCACCAAGATTGAAATAAAAGTAAGGTCGTTCTAGAGCCTTAGCTACAGTTTGTGCTGCCAATGTCTTACCACATCCAGTAGGACCAACGATTAGAATGTTCTTGCCACGCATTACACTGCGTACAAGATACTTCCACTTAATTGAATCCATTACCAGAGAGGATGGTTTCAACTTGTCACAATCCTTGATAAAGGACTTAACATGAGCTGCGTCAACGGTTACAAGTTTCAGAGATGATTTATTCTTCATATTACAGAAGACACTCTACCACAGAGATTTTGAACAGTCAACTCCAAAATAAAAAAACTGCTAGTTTGACCTAGCAGTTTCATGTTTAAACTTAATTTTAATGTCTGTGCCAGTGACCGTGATAATGTCCATGAACAACTACCACTGGTGCTGGTTGATAATAATAAACAGGTTGTGGAACATATACAACTTGTGGTGCTGGTACATATTGTACAACAGGAGCAGGTTGAACTACAACTGGTTGATTAACATATACAACTTGTGGTTGTGGAGGACATACAATCCTTTCAACTACATGAAGAGCAGCTACACCAGTAAGAACTTTACCAACTGTGGCCCACTCTCTGTCACCGGCTTTTACATTGGTAAGTGCTACAAATGCAGCCAAACCCAATGCGATTTTATTTTTCATATATTTATTTTTTCTTTGATTTACCCTTGAATGTCTTTTGTTTGACAGTCAATTTCTTATCAGTTTGTTTAGGATACTTATAAGAAGCCTTTTCACCTTTAACACTATGATCCACTTGTTTCTTGATCTTGTCAACTGGTTTCAATGGTTGGTCAGGTTGATCTTCTTTCTTTTCAACTTGATCTTTTACTTCAACCTTTTTAACTGTATGTTCTGGTCCTTCTTCTTTCTTGGATTCTTTGTCCTTATTGTTTTCAACATTCTTATTGAATGCCTTTTGAACATAATTACCAACTGTAGTTTTTAGTGTTTCTGTAATAAATTCTTTTAATGCAGAAAATGTTAGGTTAAATTTTTTGATTCTATCGGTGTTATCTTTCATATAGGTTACTGTAAAATTGTCGTCTGTCATTGGATAGATTTTAAAATGATGTGGATTGCAAGAACATACATTGTAATAACCTGCGTCATCCAATATTACTTCTGCATCTTTATACATCTTCTTTACATCTTCGGCTAATTCTTCCATCTTATAATGGAGAGATTCACCCTTTTCAATTTTTACATCTTTCAATGATTCTTTAATCAAACTTTTAACAGATTGTTTTACTTTAACTTCAAGAATACATTCTTTGATCAATTTCTTAAATTCGCTTATGTTCATATTTCTATATAAATATCATTAAAAAAAAGATTGTTCGTTGGTATTTTCAACTTTTATCTCCATTATATCTTCTTTATATCCACCTACTAGGGGGTAGGGGCGGGAGGGGTGCTTAAGAGATTTGGTTAACTTCTTGTTTTCAACTTTATTTGATATAAATTTAATATACCTATGTTTACCGCTTTCTTTTTTCCTCCAAAATGTTCTACCAATTTTCAATTTCAACTTATCCACATTATGCGTCTTCCATTTTGAATATACAGTTCTACTATGAATCCAGTTGTAATCTGGTGGACCAGAAAGACTTACACTGTAATTAGGCATTAAAGCCACATCTACATAATTGTCTCCCTGATAAATAAATCCAGTAGCTTGATAAATCTTACCAGTGTGTCCAACTTCACTATCAGCATAACTTAAAATACACTTAATTTCTGGATAATCTATGTTTATCTGTCTAAATGATTCCGCAATACAATAACTTTCAATATTCTTACCATATCCATCTTCAATCCACAATCTGGTTAATTCCAACACATTATCATTATTAATGAGTGGAGTAATGCTATTACTGGCATTTCTACCCACACTGTTTCCATATACTAATACACCAATTAATTTTGCGTTAAAACCACCAAAGAATGTACTCTCAATATATTCTTTATAATAAACACCATAAGCAACAGTACAAAGTGTCCATTTATGGGTATAATGATTCTTTACAATAAGATTTTTCGCAATATTCTTGTTAATCGATTTCAAGAATACCAATGATGTATCACAATACTTTTCGTCTGTCATATAACCATATAAATGTTAAAATTGAACAATTCAGTATAATTGAACCAATACTATTAATATATACCCACAATCCCGAGTGAGTTAATTGAGCATATATTAATACACACAATTGACCCATGTTATTTAACCAATAAGCTGGTGCGCTTACTCCTTTGCTGTCTTTGGAAGAAATCAACTTTGCCAATTGAAAACACGGTCCCAGTAGAAATAGGACCGTGAATAAAATACCCAAAAATGATTTTAAACTCATGCAACTACTATACCAACACAACTTACTTTGTCAATTTCTTTTTGCCTATACTTACTTTACTTTCTGCCAACTTTGAAATCAAATCATTTGCTGCATCCAACTTAATTTCCAATTCATTCAAGTTGTTCTTTAATTCCGAATTTTCTTTCTTTTGTTCTTCCAACTCTTTCTTTATAGATTCATTTTCTTTCTTATATACATTCAATTCACTTCTGATTGCCTCTCTGTCTTTTCTGCACTCTTCCAATTCTACTTTTACTTCGGTTCTTAACTTATCATTTGAATCATTAATTAACTTTACTAAGTCAACTTTAGTCTTCTTAGAAGCAATTCCATAAGTTACTACAGATGCAACTACAGCAGGTACAATTCCAATCAATGATAAAATAATATTTTGGTCCATAAGTTATACACTATAAATATATAACTTATGGACATTATTTCAATTATTTTATTACAATTTGAAGTCGTCAAATGCATTCTCACTGATAGTATTATCTACACCTTTGACATAACTACTCAATTCAGTTTCTTGAGGAGCTACTTGTAGTTTCTTACTATCATAGTAACTATCCAACCATCCAGCTAATGGATTGGATTTAGCAGCTGGATACAACTTCTTATATCCAAGACTTGTTAATCTATTATTGGCCAACCATTCAATGTAATGTTTCAAACTTTCAGCAGTCAATCCAATCAAACTACCCTTACTGAATAGATAGTCTGCCCAGTCTTTTTCTGCATTTACTGCCATTTCATAAGCAGCATAGATCTTGTCTTCATTCTTCTTAACAATATCTTGGAATCCTTCATCTGGATTATTAATCCAATTCTTCATGATATTCTGAGTAATAGCTACGTGTAGATTTTCATCACGGCTAATAAACTTAATAATCTTACTATTACCCTCCATCTTTCCACGATATCCAAAATAGAAACTACAAGCAAATGATACATAGAAGATCAACCCTTCAGTAATCTGAGTAGCTAATACTGCGTCAAATAATTGTTGTTTAACATCATCTGATGGTGCCAATAGTTCATCATACTTCTTACTGATTGCAGTAGCTCTCTTAACAATTTCTTCATCTTCCAAGACACTATTAAAGAACTTAGTAGCATCTGGATAAACATTGTTTAGAATGTATGTATAACTGTTACTGTGAATAGTTTCAAAGAAACTCCATGAATTCATACAAATTTCTAATTCACTATTGGTAACATGTTTCATCAATTCATGAATACTGCGACTCAACATACTATCAGTCATAGTCTGAAACTTAAGATTACTATCAAATACAAATCGTTCTTCAGGTGAAAGATTCTTATAATCACTAATATCCTTTACCAAGGAAACTTCTTGAGGTCTCCAAAAGAAATTCAATTGTTGATCATATAGATCATAAAACTTAGGATACTTGATCAAATCATATCTTTGTAAAGAGAGATCTTCTCCCAAGAACATTGGATTTCTTAATTGGTCTATGTTTTTCTTATTTAATACTGTTTTCATTTTATCCTCCTATTATAGAGCACAAGCTCCGCTTTCACAACCGGATTCTTGTACTACTGGTTGTTTTATTTCCGTCTTCTTTTCATCCATGGCGGTTTGTTTATCACCGTCATCAGTATTAGCATAATACAGATTCTTTAGACCATACTTGTAAGCCAATAACATGTCCTTAATTACTTCTTGAACAGGAACTTTATTCTTTTCATAACGGGATGGAATATAATAAGTATTTGTACTAATACTCATATCAGTAAATTTTTGAATGGCAGCAGCAACCTTCAAGTAACCTTCATTACTTGGCATATCAAAAGCAAAGGTATAATTATCCTTATACTTATCAATATTTGGAATTACTACTGGCAAAATGTTACTCTTGCTTCCCTTAAAACTAATAGCACTACGAGGTGGTTCAATACCATTAGTACTACTTTGAATTACACTGCTAGATTCTACAGGCATACATGCAGTCAATGTAGAATGTCTCATACCATGTTTCTTAATTTCTTCACGGAGTGTTTCCCAATCACAATGTAGTGGTTCTGTAATAAATTCATCTACATCTTTCTTGTAAGTATCAATTGGCAATACTCCTTGACTAAACTTGGTACGATCAAACTTTTCACACTTACCTACTTCTTTTGCCATTTCAACACTAGCCTTGATTAGATAGTAACTAGTCTTTTCCATCCATTTGGCAACAAAGTTTGGAGCATCTTTATCCCAATACTTCAATCCTTCTTTAGCCAATAGAGCAGCTAAATTACTTACACCTACACCAAGACTACGGCGTTTCTTAGCAAAATTTTCTGCGGCTGGTACGAAGTAATCTTGATGTTCAATCAAAGCATCTAACATTCTAACAATAATGTCACATACACTTTCCATTTCTTCATCATCTTTGATTTCCAACCAGTTCAAAGCAGCCAAGATGCAAACACCAATTTCTCCATTCTTATCATTGACATCAGTAATTGGAATCAATGGATGATTAACTTCAAGACATAGATTGCTAGTATCTACTTGATCCAACCAACTACCATGTTCATTAGCGTGATCAACAAACATTGTATAAATACGACCAGTTTCAAGTCGTTCTTTAGCCAATAATCCCATCAATTCACGGGCAGGTACTTTCTTCTTGAACTTGATATTTTTGTTAGCTTCAGCCTTTTCATATTTCTCTTTGAATCCTTCCATACCAAATGTATTCCATAGTGAAGGACATTCATGGTAACTGAATAGTGTTACATCTTGATTCTTCAAGAATCGTTCAAAGATTAGTTTGTCCAATCCAATACAATAATCCAACTTACGAACACGGTTATCATCGGTACCTTGATTGTTCTTCAATACAAGAATATCTAGAATGTCATAGTGGAACCATGCAAAATTGACGGTGGCACTACCCCCTCTAATTCCGTTTTGGTGACAACTTTTTACTGTTGATTCAAATGCTTTAGCAAATGGAATTGGTCCAGTATGCATTACTTCACCGTTACGAATTGGAGCATTTGTAGCACGAAGTCTGGATAAATTCAATCCAATACCATAACGACTTGCAGTAGCAAATCCTACAGCACTGTTGTTGCTGAAAATACTACGAAGATCATCATCTACAGTGAATAGTGAACAACTAGCATAGCTCTTCATTGGAGTTCTTACGCCAGCCATAATTGGGGTTGGTAGATTGATCTTATGTTTGCTAAAATAATTATAAGCTTTCTTTACATATTCAAGACGGTTTTCTTTATAGTCTTTAAAGAATGTCATTGCAATAAGCATATATGCAAACTGTGGAGTTTCATAAATTGTCTTAGTAGCACGATTTTGTACTAAGTATTTATCACACAACTGTTTGATACCAGCATATGTAAAATTGAAATCTCTATCATGACGAAGATATTCATCCAATTTATCAAATTCTTGTTTGGTATACCATTCTAGAATTTCTTCGTCATAAACCAATGCGTCAATATTAGCTCTAACAAGATCATGTAATTTAGGAGGATTCTTTCCACCCCAAACATTCTTTCTTAATCTATAATTCAATAGTCTTGATGCTACATATTGATAATTAGGTTTTTGTTCACTAATCAAATTTGACGCAGCTTCAATCAACATTGTATGAATATCACCAGAAGACATCTTATCAAAGAATGATAGATGTGCATTCATTGCGACTTCTTCAAAACTAACATTTTTAATATCATCGGTTGCCCATTGCAAAACCTTATTGATTTTATCTGCACTAAATTTTTCCAAATTTCCGTTACGCTTCTTTATAAAAATTTCTTTGTTCATATGGGTAAAAAATAATTATCCAATCGGGGAGAAAAAGTCCAAAATAAAAGTTTAAAAAAATCTTGTTTTATAGAAACTTTTTCTCCCCAGATTGATATATAGGTTATTCACTGTCCTCTGAATTATGAGCATTCCACTTGTTGCTCATCATTTTCTTGACTACATTTTCTTCTTGACTCATTTCATTCAAAATACCCATACCTTCACGGCTGTTTTCCGCAAAGATTCTGATATCACCACAACCAGCATTCATTCTAGCTGGGAATGTAATACCATCGGGTCCGAATCGATTCTTAATTACATGGAATCGTGCAGTATTAGCTTGTTTATCTGACATCTTACGACTTAGTGACATAACAAAGTCAGCGGTCATAATTTTACGATAACTATCTGAAATGTTATTGGCCTGAATAATGTCTTCATCCATAGCAGCACGGTTACTCTGTGAAGCACTCCAAATAGGAACTTGTAATTCACCAGCTACACCACGAAGTTCTTCATAAATACCACCTGCCTCACTATAACTGTTACTATTTCGTTCACTTTGTGATGGACGAAGAATATCAGCATAGTCAACAATAATCATATCCACCTTAGTACCTAGAGTTTGAATTCGTTCCGCATGTAGTTTCAAACTATGAGCAGATACAGTCTTAATTGGAAAGTACTTAATAATCAACTTACCAGGTACTTCTGCAATCTTCTTCTTAACAATATCAATGTTGTTACGAATATTTTGGAAATCAATTCCAGTAAAACAAGCATCATAACGAAGACCAACATAGTTTTCATTCAATTCCAAAGTATAATGTAATACATTTTTACCTTGACGCATTGCTTCTGCACCCATCTTGGCAAGAACCCAACTCTTACCACTACCTGCACAAGCAGTGATAATTCCTAGTTCACCACCAGCAAGGCCACCATCCATAATACTATCTACTTCTGTCCAATTAGTCTTGACAGTCTTACGAGCCATTTGACTCATACGCTTTTCAATATCAACCATGTATTCATGTCCAATATTGCGTTCCATACCAGCTTTCATCGCAACATCAACTACATGTTTGATCTTATCATATTGACCACTCTTCAAATGATCAACACTTTCCATAATAGCATTCTTGATCTTTTGATTCTTACAAAATTCAAGAAACTGTTCTTTGATGTACTTCAAATCAGTGTCACTGATTTTCTGGTAAACCAAACGAAGTTGTTCTACAACGGATTGTTTCAACAAATCATTTTCAATACCGTCAACTTTAACCTTAAAGACTGCCAAGGTTGGCAAATCTTTATATTGAAGAAAGTAACTAATCGTTTCTTTAACGATAAATTTATGCGCATCTGTCTCAAAACTATCTGGTTCCAAGATATCGCTAATTCTTTCAATGAATGTTTTATCCGACACCAAACCACTAATACATTTGATTTGGAATTCAGATCCGAATTTTTTTAGGTTATCAATAATTTTTTCCGACATAATTTTATATAATTTATCTACACCAACTATACCACACCATTTCTGTAAACCAAGATTATTTACAGAACCATTGAATTGATTTTTCCAAACACTTCATTTAACCACACCATGCTATTTGGAAAATTATTTTGCATACAGTCTTCTACCAACAATTTACTAAAACCAAATCTGTCAAGTTTACCGATTGGTTTTTCCATGATTTCATTGATTCTCAATTGCGAGAATGATTGAATTTGTGTGTCATGCAATTGCATTAAATCATAATTACGCTGCATGATATCTTTGTTCTCTAACACAGTATCATACAACTTTAATTTACCTTTGTGAGTATCACTATAATTGTATAATTCTTGTAAAGAATATTGTTTATCCTCTGTAAGAATAGGATAACACTTGATAATAGTTTTTAACCCAGCACCTTTAATGCCGTCGATATTATCACTACTATCTCCTTCCATTATTCTATAATTGATAAAGTTCTTACAACTAATACCATATTCCAATAAAATTTCTGCACAACCATACAATTTCTTTTTGGTTGGACTCCAGATTTTAATTCTATCACCGGCTAGTTGTAAGAAATCTTTATCCGCACTCATAATAGTAACATTACTATTCTTAAAGTACTCTTTAGCCAAATAAGCAATTGTGTCATCTGCTTCAATATGATCAATTGCCATTGTTGTTACAGGCAACTTATCTAGATATTGTACAGTTCTCAACAACTGTTTCTTTAGATTTTTATCTTCAGTATCTGGAGTGGTAAGATCATCATAAGCTCTATTAAGCCTAATTTTAGTCTTTCTACCACTCTTGTATTCTGGATAAATCTTTCTTCTTTTCAGTGAACCCCCTTGACCATCGGATACAATAACAATCTTTGTAGGATTGATTAATTTAACCGCATAACCAATGCTTTTTAAACACCCAGCAATTCCACCAGTATGATTACCATTGGTATTGAGGGAGGGGGAGGCCATGAACGCTCTAATAAAAGTGTTCATGAAATCAACAATTAATACTTCAGAATCGGAGGATCTATTCAATCCTCCAACTCTGTCTTCTTGTTTTACATTATCGAATAACGAAAACAACCTCTTTTTTTCACTGTCAGATAGATTACTCATTCTCAGATGATACACCAACATCTTCGTCTGTGTCAACAACTGCGTCATCAACAATGACACTATTTGGATCTTTATATTTCATAATTACTGCGTCACAAATTTTCAAGTAAACTTCTTCACTCAAAACTTTATCCGTCTTCATTGTTTCTACAAAGTCCTTGGATTGGAACTTCCACTCACTACCATCATCCTTTTTATAAGTATAATAAGCACCACCCTGTTTAATTAGATTCTGATCCTTTAGAACCTTAATCCAACTACCATAGTCAGCTATTCCACTGTCAAAGTAAATATCAAAACTAGCTTGACGCTGTGGTGGTCCCATACGGTTCTTGATAACAACTGCTTTACATTCATTACCAATAACATCTTCACCTTTCTTTAGTTTACCAGTGTTGTTCAAACGAACACGAACACTACAATGATATGCTAATGCCTTACCACCACTAACTACATACTTGTCACCAAATGCCATAGCATTTAGATTCTGACGTAATTGATTGGTAAATACAGTAAGAACTTTTTGTTTACCAATCATGTTGGTGATCTTACGCATTGCTTTGCTAATAATAATAGATTTACCAGTAGCAAATCCATCTTTACCGTGATCACTCTCCAACTCTGCCTTTGTAGAAGCAGCAGCTACAGAGTCAATAATAAGTGTCAAAATACGATCTTTATTGCTCTTACGAACAATTCCAATCATCTTTTCCATCTGTTCAAAAATATCTTCTACAGTATCTACTTGAACATATAGAAGATTCTTTAAATCTACACCCAAACTCTTCCAGAATTCAGGAGCTGCAGCATTTTCTGTATCTAGTACTACTGCGACACCACCTTTACGCTGTGTTTCTGCACAAATATGAGCAGATACTAGACTCTTACCAGTTCCTTCCAACCCATTGAATTCAACCATCTTTCCAACTGGCAATCCACCATGAGGACGATTGCTAATCGCTAGATCAAGCATAGAAGAACCTGTACTAATCCAATCACTAATTTCTGCTGGATTTTCCTGTTCATCCAAGAAATATGCAATCTTACCGCCATCTTTATTGGCTTTATTTAACTCATTTGCGAGTAATTCGACTAACTCATCTCTTTGAGGAGTATCTTGTGTAACTTGGTTTTTCTTTTTCATAATAATATAAAACTAAAATAGGGGTGGCAGTAATATATACTACCACCCCACTACAAACAATTTATTTTAACTGTTAAACAAATTATCAAAAGCGGCTGCTACATCATCCGAATTTGATTTTGCTGCGGTAGCTGTTGGTGATTTATTCGTTGCAGTTGCTTTTGGAGCAGGAGCAGGAGTTTCCTCATCAACAATTGTGTTGACTGTTCCTTCAGAAGGAATTGAACCATCTGGATTCAACCAGGCATTCATTACTTCCTTTAGTTCGTCATAACTAAATTCAGGGAATAGATCCATGATATTAGTCTGTTGTGCCAAGATATCCTTTTGAGAAGGATCAATTGCAACACTTGCATTTGGTTTGACACGAATTGTAGTTTCTGGAAATGACTTACCAGAATCTTCTGCGGTACGGAATTCTACAACAATGTCACGACCATTGACCAAATCAGTAATATCACCGTAATCAACATCACTGATGATACTTAGAATTTCTTGGTAAACATTCTTACCAAATCCCCAGAAACGAACACCTTCGTTTTCCTCACCACGAACGATGATAGGAGCATAGGTACGCATCTTTGGTTCAAACTTACGACCCAAAATCCAGTCTTCCTTGTTTCCGGTCTTCTTCATACGATTGGACCATTCAACGATTGGATCAGGACGATTGAAACTATCGGGAGATAGATAAGTCTTGTTATTGATATTGTAGTGGAACTTTAGTTCGATAAAAGGATTATCGGTTTGATACTTGTAGGGAACGATACGAACTACTTGTTTACCAGGCTTTGGTTTCCAAATGAGATTGGTTTTGTTGCCTTGGTTTGTTAGAGAGCTCAAACGACTCTTCAATTTTGATATGTCTAATGCCATAATTTTTAATTAGTTAATTTAGTTAATTAGTTAATTAGATAACTCACACGAATTATTTAATAACAACCAATTAAGTTGTCATCAATATATATGAAGACCAAAAAGATTTCAACTTATTATATCAAATATTTTGACGGTGACAATTTTCACTGATACTTCGCTCGTTAAAATAATTGAATTTCTGTAGAGATTCCAATCCAATTGGAAGGTTTTATCAAAAACACCATTGTTTTCCTCAGCAATCAACTTATTCATTGCATTGAGAGTATACAATGTGTTTGTTTCTTTTTTTCTATGGACACTGATGGTGTTACGAAATTTCGATTGGTTACCATCATTTATTTCTACATTGTATGTTGCGTACAATTCTTTTGGATTGTTGACATTACACAATAAAAATATTTTACCGTTAATAACACTATAGAAACTTTTTATTTCTTGTATAGTATCATTATATTCTTTGGAATTGGTAAATGTACACAATAGTTGTTTGTTCTTCATTTATTTATTATTAGTTGTTTACCGTCAACATTCCACAATTTACCGACATAATCTCCCGAAGAATCAAACCAACTATTTCTTTTGTTATAAAATCCAAACTTTAAAGCTTCTTGTAAAGTATATTCAGTAGTCAATGCTTTCTCAATTGCTACCGCATCTTGTTCTTTTTCTTCGGGAGTTCTATCATCACTCTTTGATTTTTGTGGTTCTGCTTGTTGAACAGGTTGGGTTTGTTGTGGTTCAAATTCAATTTGTTGTCCACTTGGTTGTTCTGGCCGTTCGTCTCCATCAAATACATTAGCTTGACCCTTTTTTGGATTTTCTTCAAAATGGGTACCACGAGCAATAGCTTTTTGTTTATATTCTGGAGTTGGAAAGGTTACAAGAATACCATTTGTATTGTATGCTTGTCTTTCAGGATATTTACCTTCAAGCATTTTATTCAAATATTGATTTACGATATTTGAATCAACATTTGAATTCAACAAATATTCTCTTAATACTTCAATGTGTTCTTGTTTAGAAATATCAAATATACCGTTTTCAATTGAAATGTCGGTACTTGCTTTTTCTAATGCTTCTAAAAATATTTGTTTGATGTTCATAATTAAAATACATCCTCTTCACTTAAATTGGAACGATGAATTTCTGTTTTGAAAGAAAACTTACTTCCTCTTTCATTTCTTAATTCAATTGCAGAATAAAATGGTTTAACTTCTACCTTTCCATTTTCCTCTTCTTCTCGTATATCGAATATAATATATAAATATACAACGAAATATGTTCCTTCTTTATTTTTACTTACTTCAAATTTGCTTAATCTAAAATTCTTATTTTCACTTGCATCGATCAATTTTTTACCACTTGAAAATTCAGACTTGGTTCCCATTCTGTTAATTGTCTTACCATTAAATACTACAAGCGGTAAACTATCATTGTTACCAAAGATTGCTTCAGCAGATATTTGACTTGCAAATTGAATAAATTCTTTCTTGATTTGAGCTTCATTGCCCACATTCATAAATCTTTCAATGAACTTTTCATAAAACTTTATAGCTGCAATATTAGAATTAAAGATATTCATTGGTCTAAATGCACCTTTATTCATCGGAACATCACCTTTAGTAGATGGATTAAAATAATCATTATAAACTTTTATAGAAGCATTCTTGACTTCTTTTACATCGTCTGATGTAGTACCAGTTAGTTGAACCATAAACAGATTCTTATTATCAATCAATCTTACCTTTTCATTTATGGTGCTAAATAATGAATCTGGTTGAATTCTATTGATTTGTTGAATAAATATAGCAACATTTTTCTTTAAAGAATCGGTCATTTTTACTAATACTTCATCAGCTTCTCTTGCTTCAGATAAAACACCAATTTCTTTTTCAATAGTATCCCAACTATTAAACATAGTGGAATATTGATTTCTAGCATAATTCATGTCTTCTTGACATTTTTGTTCAATATTACCAAAAATCTTTACAATTGTATTTTTAACTTTTTGTGTAAAATCAGTCCATCCTTTTGTCAATTCCGCAGACAAATCTCCTATTTTTGATGAAATTCTATTGAGAGATGACTTTAACGATGATATAAATTCAATTTCAGTTAGTAATGTCTTACCCAAATATATTTCTTCAAATACAGGAGCACCACCACTAAATACACTGCGTGGATCTTTTTCAATTGGTTTTCCATCTGGTTGTTGTGATTGTAACCATTGATAGTATTTTTCTCTTTCTGCGGGTGTACCTGAAAAACTTAATTTGTCTGGTAAAATATCAAAAGCACCTTTCATTCTACCAATACGATAACTATCTCCACCAGCTTTCAAAGAAACCATTGCGAATTTCTTTCCAGTACCAGTAATCTCACATAAACTTTCATCGGTACCATTTACTTTTTTATCTTTTAAAGCAATTTGAATTTCTGATATACTACAATTGTACAACAATACCGCATCAGCAGTGTTTTCTTTTTTCTTATCTTTACTGGCATACCCACTATTATTGAAGAATTCATAGAACTTTTTGATGTCTTGATGAATAAATCCGGTTGGTTTTGCAGATGTTACATTTGCTAATGTTACACTAGTACCAGATGCCAATTCAATTCTAGCCTTTATATCAGCATAATTTTGATATAATTTATTTTTCCCAACCGCAGTAATTATTGCGGGATTATCTAATTGTTGTATACTCTTTAAGATCTTTTCTATTTCTTCCGATAATTTTAACCACTTTTTGATTGTATCTTTTTCTTTTGGATAATAATCCCCGTTTTCACCAAATATCTTATATAGAGGGAAACTTTCTCTCAATTGTTGACTGAATGGTAATGGCATAACAGTCTCAACCTGTTGTAACTTAACTTGTAAGTCTTTTAATTTTACATCTTCGTCTATATTCATTCGTATATATAAATATTGATATATACACGAAAATCAAATTGTTTTTAAATATCCACAACCGTCATACTATCATAATTTTTACCTATGTAACACTTTACAGGAAATTGATTATTTGACATCAACCTTTTCAATTCTACCAAAGTCTCTTTTTTATCGTTCTTGTGACAATCAAACAAAACACTATCATAAGTATATAAAATAGCCTTAGTTTGTTTACCGTTCAAATATTCATTAACTCTTACCAATGATTGCATTCCAAATTCAGTTTCACTGGCTTGTAAGATATAATTGAATAATTTGTTAGGATTTGGTTCATTTATATGGTTTGTAGTGATTCTTCTTTTATAAATCGGAGTTTCTACATAACCATTTTCATTAAAGAACTTCCATCTATGAGCAATATAATCACTCATTTTCTTAAAATATGGTATTTCTAATAATTCTGTGGGAATATTACCATACATACACTGAAATGTTAGGTTCTTTGACGCTTTAATTTCTTCGTCTGATAACTTATCCTTGCCATAGTATAACTTTCCAAGATACTCATAAGCATTTGGTGGTAAGTTATAATTGATCAACTTTGCAACTATGTGGGGGTGGTAGGCGCTATAATCAATCATAAATAACATACCATCATCACCATATCTACTGATAAATGAAGATCTACACCCGTTTTCTTTATTTAAAGCACTATAGTTTACATTACCAAACCTATTACTGGGTCGTCCTGTTGCAGTATATAGGTTATATTGTGTATAAACATAACCATCCTTATCTTTGATCGTTTTGTTCTCAAAATGCCTATTAAACAATTCTACATCCACTTTTAACCTATTATGTTCAAGAATTCTAAGATTGTCAGTAATTGTACTATTGATACTATAAAAACTATCATCAATCTTGACGGATTTGAGTCTAATCAACACTGCATCATACATACTTTCAAACTTTTCCAAATGTTTTACCATCGGAATTGCTTTATTCAATTCACCATATTTTTGAAACTTAGTTTTGATAACATTATGTGCAGTTGTATCAAATTCACTATAATCTTCAACTTTACCGTCACTAATAAAGAAAATGATGTTAATATCAAACAGATTATTGATAGGAAACAGATGCAAACACTTTTTCTTATCAAATACCCACTTCTTACCTTTTAGTTTGTTGAAATCATTGATTAACGATCCTTTATCGATAAAGACATTACAATCTGGGTGATTTAGATTGATAATATATGTCGTTTTGGATTTGAGTATATGGATTAACACCATACACAATTCATCTACACACGGATGTACTTTTTCATCTGATTGAATACATTCAAGAATAAAATCAGATGAAATATGCGATTCTAGGAATTTAGAATAGGACTGTTTATCCAGACACACCATTGACACAATGTAACATTATAACAACTGTAAGTCAATTATTTACCACCCCAAAATTCAAGTGGGTCATTCAAATAATTTTTTATTCCAGTCATTTTTTTCTCACTTTCAACCAATGTTTGGATGTTTTGTTCTTGAACGCCTTTTCGTTCAAGTATTTTGTTTTTATATTGATTGTTTTTTGGACCTGATATTATCCACTGTATATAAATTTTATTATAATATTGACTATATATTTGGTTATATTTGTCTTTATTCACTTCTGTTATAGTTAGCTCGTTAATTTTTTGTGTAAAATAACGATTAATATATCCTTTTGTATAATCATTCTTTGTAACAATTGGTTTGTAATATGTCGGAAATGCGACATCAGATAAAATGTCACCACCCAAATTTTGATATTGTTGAGGTGTAATCATACAATTTTATTGATTAATTTTATATTCATTTATACCATCAGTAGTAAATGTTACTGCTTTATTTCTAATTGATCTGATACCAGCTTTTATTGTCGTTGTCCAATTACCATTGTCGATTTTATGAGACACATCTACAATTTGACACATGATTTCTCTTTCAGAATAAGGACTTGGTAAATTTTTCAAGCTAAACAACTGAAATGTTCTTAATCCGGATATACCTTGTAATGTCATTTCTACAGTAAATCCTGGTTGTTGTCCACCATAAATATTTGAATTTTTCTCAAAATCCATGTCATTCATCAATGCAATTAATAATGTTTCATTTGGTAATACAAGATTTACTATATTCCACCCAATTTCTTTACCTCCCGCAACACCTTGAGCACGATTCGCCTGTTCGGTGATTTTAAAAGTCATTATATAAGAACCATTTGTATTTGTAGAATTTTGAGGTGGTTTTTGTAATTGTTTAATCACTTCAAGATTATTATCAATCAATTCTGATTTTCCAGTTCTTTCTATTGAACCTGTTGGTGGTGTTGGTGGTATTAAATTAAATCTATCACCATATGGAAATTGTAACGATTGATTTGAATTTATTGTTCCGTTTGGAGATTTTGAATTTGTCTTATTTGAAGATGCGGATGCAATTACTTGATTAGCAGCAACATTTGAAAGTTGAGCAGTAAAATTTACACTCTTAATAAATTTATTTGTTGATCCTATATCAAATTGATAAATTTTAAGATTATTAAATTGTATAAATTTTTTATCGACAATCTTCAATTTATGATCGTCTTCTATTACAGCTAAATCCCAGATTTTACCAGCCGCATTGCTCATTTTATTTAACAAATCATTATAAAATTTTTCAACAGTATCAGCGGATTTTGCACATTCTATAATTACCTTTGTATTAACATACAAATCATTTAAATTCCCCCAATATCCAGCAGGCTTTTTTGATACCGGTTCTTCTGAATCCCATCTAGGAAAAGATTTACTTCCTATCAATTCACTTTGTTTTTTTCTTTTATTGTTTTTATTTCCTATTTTATCAGTATATCTAAATCTATTAATTATACGATCCAAATTATCTCTAATTACCGCACCACCTGTTCCTACACTACTGTTTTCTTCATTTCCAAATTGTATACCAAGTATATTAAAGTTGGTGTTTGTAGATCTAACCTGTGTACCTGTTTTTAAAACTTTAGCAACAGTTCTATCATATGGAAATAATGAATCATAAGTCGATACTTTTGTAATTTTAGATGAAAAAATATTTGGATTTCCAAATCCTACTTGTTTTTGATAATCATTGTCTTCAGGATCATCAGGTTGTGGATAATAAATACCCGCATTAAATTTAGGAGCCATTGCATTAGGAATTAATAAAACATTACCGTCACACGAAATTAAATTAGGATGTGCTCCGATAACTATATCGCTTGTGTCTATTTCATAAAGATCAAATGGTTTAACATCACTTGGTTTTATATCAATTGGCTGTTTAAAAAATAAATTAGCAAGTTCAACCAAAAATCCAAAAGTTACCCATACATCTTTTTGATCAGACTTATCCCAATCATAATCTGCAATCCCTTTCATCAAAGATTCATCACCATATTCATTTTTTCTACCAACGAAGAATCTATCTTCAACTTTTTTATTCTTATTTGAATCCAAATAAAAATCTTTGGTTATAAAGTCTTTTGATTGAGATTCTTGTTCGTCTAATGGATCAAAAAAGTTTCTACTTAATACAATACATGCAGGTAACTTTGTTACTCTTTTTTCTAAATAAGAAGCAAATGAAGATTGTACATTTGTTTTTGTACTATCCGATTCTACTTTTGATGCACCATTTACCATTACACCAGAATAATTTGCATGTTTAGATAATATTTCAGTTTTACATTCAAATGTAATACCATCTTGACTAGTAAAATCAAATCCACTTATTATACCCATTGTAACATCATATAATCCATATGATTCTTTTATATTTTTATCATACAAAACAGATCCACTAACTGTAAACAAGTCTTTTAAATTTTTTAAATTGCTCTTTCGTAAATCCAACAATGATGCTTGATTAAAATGATTCCAACCAAATTCAACAAATGCACTAATTTTTGGAGATAAAAAATATGGTGTCATATACTCCAATTGAGCATATCCATAACATTTCCAATTAACTGTAATTTTTCTAATTCTTTCTTTTTGTACTACCGCATCAATTGATGTAATACCAGGAACAGGCAAAAATTTTTGAACTGTTCTATTTTCTTTTGAAATTGAATTTGGAAACGATACCAAATTACCATCATTAGACAGATCTAATGTATGTGGTTCGCCTTCTGAATCATATCCCAATATATTTTTATTATCAGGTATACCATATACTTGATCGAATCCATATCCTCCTTGTAATATAAACCCACTTTTTTCAGGATAATTACTTTTCTCATTTACTTTGCCAGTACCATTAGAAAATACCCTTACCCAAGCCGTCATTGGACCTTTATAGTTTTGCCAAGTACCATTATCATCCCAAGTAACATTTACAGGATATTCCAATCCAATATCATTCTGTCTTCTTATAAATTCTTTGATTATCCAATTTGGAATTGGATGTGGTGCCCACGGTCTATTGTCTGGTGTTTTTGCCATAACTTATGAATTTAATAACTTAAAATCTCCTATAATATTATAAATATTTTGTGGTATTCTTAATTGAATACCTGCTGGTACACTCAATCTACCATTACCCAAATTATTAGCTTGAGCCAATATCCACCATAATGTAGGATCTTTATAATACTTATTAGCCAAAGTATCAAAAGTAGATACTTCATTTGTTATAACATATAAATCATTATAAGCAACAGGTATCACAGGATATAATAATGACTTATATACCCTTTTTCCATCCCATCTTTTATCTTGTTGTGCAAATGAATATCTATTCATAAATTATTATGGATTTTGTACTGTTTGTGGAACCAAATTTGGTACTGGCGGAACTAAATTTTTTCTTGGTTTATCCGGTACCATTATTTTATCAGAAAATGAATCTGGTTTTGATACAGGCAATCCACCTTGTTGATTAATATCAATTCCATTAATATAATCACCATTTTTATCCAATACTCTCCAAGCATTTCCAAAATTGTTTCCACCAGCAATTGGTCTTTCTTTTTCCAATAAATCTAAACTCAAATTTAATTCACATTCTCTAGGAAACTGTGCATAAGTATTTTTGCTATTGTTCAACTTAATAATTCCATTTAAATAAGTCCAATCATTTTTTTCTGCATATTCTTCACTGAAAGTTTCCCAGACACAGTTATCTGGTATATTCATACCAACGCTTTTAATCACCGCAGGTTGATATTTGTATATATCACCAATTGTAAATTTAACCAATGGAGGTATAATAAACTTAGAATAGATATTACTAGTAGTCTGTCCTCCTTGTGTATAATTAGCAGGTTTAGTTAATCCTACTAAATAATTAATTCTTTGCCACATTGGCAACAATTCTTTTATGCTATTAGCAACAACATTAAATTTAAAACTTAGTGTTCTGGAGAATCCTTTGTATGATTGTAATTTATCAGCTCTACCAATATATTCAATAGCAGTCCAATCTGCATTTAAGTTTTCATTTAATCCAGTAACTGTAGCTCTAAATGGAATATATTTATCATTTACAACATCATAAAAATAAAACTTTATTAAATCACTATCTTCAGTGTATTTATCATCAAAAACACTTCCTGATAAAACACTCAACAAATTAATTTTATCACTATATTTTGCACCAGAAAATCCTTTTCCATCTTCATCATCCAACAGTTGTTTTCTTTTATCTCCTCTAAATTTTGTAAGATATCCACCATTTCCATAATTAAATGGACTGGTTCCTTTTTGTTGTGCATATGGATCTTTAGTTAGTTGTGATATAAAATCATATCCTTTAAATGTTGCATTTGAAAATTGTGGGTTAATCAATTCAGAATCAGATTGTTTAACAACAGTATAACCCGCACTTTCAATGTTCGTTAATACTTGTTTTAAATTATCTTCTATATTCTTTACCGCATCAGATTCTTTATCTGTAAATTTAGTTGGATATTTTTGTTTTGAATCGGCATAATATGCCAAATTAATCAACATTTCAGAATTTTTAAATTCTTGATTTGGTTCAATATTATGTCCAACTGCTCTTCCATAAAATTGATATGCATCAGATCTTAAAGAAAGTTGAACTTCTTGACCAAATACTTTTGGAAATGTACCAATCGATGTGCCTTCCCATGGCCCTCTTTTACCAATTAATAAATAAGTACCATCAGCTTGTCTAAAATATCTACCTCTAACACCTGTTGTTTCATCAGTATCACCTTTTCTTACAGTATTATCACTCGTTCCAGCATACCATTTTTGTATAACTTTTTTATCAAATGTATGTTTTAATGTTCCTGGTGGTTGTTCAAATACAGCTCTTGTTGATGCCATTATACCGTATGTAGATTCCCCAACTTTATATTTTTCTCCATTTGGTTGACCTACTGGTATAAATGCACCAAATAATGTGCTAGATTTAAAAAAGTTTCCTACTCCAGATAAAAATCCTGCACTTTTACCGCCACCCCATGTATTTTGGAAATTCTTATTAGCATTAGTAGCAGTTGAACCACGAATCAATCCTTTACCACCAGCTTTATTGATAGATGGTAATGCACCTGCACCAACAGTTCCTTTTGGTGGTGTTGGTTTATTTAAACCTAAAGCATTTGATACTGCACCAAGTCCTAAAGCACCAAGGACACCACCCAGATTTGGTTCAATATGTCTAGTTGGACTAGGTATAATTCCAAAAGATGCAATACTAGTTGATGCTAAAATAGGCATCAAAGGATTGTATATCTTAGTTTCGTTGAAAGTATTTAGTCCTTGTAGTACTAATTGTTTACCTAAGAAAATTACACCGTTACCACTTACACTAAACTTTGATACTCTTACTACATCTTGTAATGCAGATCCAATTGGTAATGCTCTGCTTTCATATCTTTTTAAGCCATTTACACCTTTTCTTGCATTATTAGGATTAACAGTAATAAATGGTTGTCTAGGACCAAATCTTAACAAACCATTATTGTAATCGGTTTGTAATTTATACTTGTTATAAATCGCATCACTATTTTGTGCGTATAATACGCTTAATTCGCCAGGTTCTCTAAGATTATTAAATCCAGATGGCAATGTATAACCCGCACCAAGAATTTGCGTATTGGTAGTAGATATTGGAGCTGGTGTTTCTAAATTATTAAGATTTGCCATATATTATAAATATCCAACAGTTTATCATTGACCTCTAAATTTTGTAGCAACTCCAACTGCAGTGCTAACTTTTGTACCATCTATATTCACCGCAATGGCTCCACTCTTCATCAATCCTATTAATTCATCCAATTTATTAACAACTTCATCGCCACCTCCACCAGCAGCACCTTTAGCAGTATTACCTAATAAAGCCAATCCCGCAACATTTAATAGATTTACATTATTAATTTCTTTATTTAATCCTTTAATTGCTTCTGTAATGTTTTCTATTCCTTCTACTATTGCTTCATCTTTAAACATTTGTAATGTACCACCAATTGAAGATAGTGCCATTGAAGCATTATTTAATGCTGGACTAATAGCAGCCAATGCAACCAACTGTAACATCATACCACCACCTAAAAATGATAACATACCACCACCAGCCATTGATGCACCAAATGCAAGTACTGCACCAGACAATGTATATAATCCCATTCCAATTTTTAACAAATCAAGATTATTCATCAATGCAAATCCTTCACCAAATAATTTAGTAGAATATCCTACGGCCAACATTGCTGCACCAAATGCTAACATTACACCAACCAATGGCCATAAAATTGGTTGTAAAGGAGCCATTACTGCGGCTAACACCCCTAAAGTTACTCCCATTACTACTGCTGCGGTTGCCATTTTACCAAGTGAACTCCAATCAACACTATTAAATTCTTGTCCAGCTTTTGCTAAAATATACATTGCACCAGCAAATGCCAACATTGCAACACCCAATGATAATAATTGTGCAGGTTTAATTCCTTTAACTGTATCCATGAATTTATTTCCACCACCTGCACCACCACTAGTAGGACCAGCAGCAGCTGGTGCAACTCCTTTACCACCAACATTACTGGTAACATTTTGAACGGCTGAACTTGCACTGGATGCAGCGGATTTTGCAGCATCTGTTGCAGTTTTCACTACATCTTTAATTTTATTTCCCATCAACTTGTTAATGCCCATAAAAGCAAGTTTAAATGGCCATGTAATTGCATTAACCAATACAGTTGTCCAAGTTGTAGAACCAAATGTTGCTACTGCTAATATTACTAAACCTGCCAAACCAGCACCCCATCGTCCAATATCATCACTTTTTAAAAAACTAGAAAATCTATCCAATTGATCGGCAATTAATTTAAATAGATCAACACCAGGTGCAAAATAATCCCATATTTTTGAAACTAAATTGTAAAATTCTTTAAATGGTGCCAATACAAGTGTAACCATTATTCCACTAATTTTAAGCAAAATAGAAACAATTGGCATTAAACCATTGAGTATTGGTAATAGTATTTCTGATAGTTCTACCATTATTTGATTAATCGATGCGGTAATCTTTTCTTGTTGACTTGCTAATTGTTGTGATAATAATTCTTTCTTGTATTTGTCAGATAAACTTTCTTTTGTTTTATCCATCACTTTTTGTTTAGCTGTCAACTTTTCATATGTTTCAGGATCTTCCAAACGCAATTGATTCAATTCTTGTTGTTTTGCGTTCATCTTATCCATTTCTTCAACTGACATTCCCAATGCTTTTGCAATGCCCATTCTTTGAAAATAATCCATCTTCGATACATCACCAGCTTCTTGTAATAATCTAGATTGTTCTTTTGCAAGATTTTCTAAATCACCTGCATATGCCAATTCTCTTGCCTTTTGAAGATTAACATCTTTACCAAACAATACACTTGCTTCCATTTCATCATTTATTGATGTTTGAAAATCTAACATTCCTGCAGCAGCTTTACCAACTGCTTCTAATGATGTACCTAATCTTTTTGCTTCAATTGCGCCTTTTATCAATGCATCAACACTGCCTCTAATTAAAGATCTTACTTCTGCTGAAGGTTTTGCAACTTCTTTCATTACTGCACCATATGGAACACCAGCAGCTTTTGCCATACTAGCTGCAGCTCCAGCAGTTTCTCTGGCTACTTTTGATGACATACCACCAATACCCATGAAATTTTGCATTAATGCAGTAGAATCTTCCGCACTAACACCCAAATTCTGTTTCATCAAAGAAACATATTCTATATTTTCTCTATTTGCAATTGCAGTATCACCAAATGCATTTGCCAATTGTTGAGCAGATTCAGATGCAACTTCAACTGTTACGCCAAATCCAGCTAAATCTCTACTAGCAACTCTAATATTTGTTTCTATTTGTTTTGTTTGAGATGCTAAAAATCCCGTATTTTGTCTAAAACTCATTGCAGCATTATCCAATTCTGCAAATCTTTGAGCGGATAATTTAATCAATTCAAATCCAGCCGTTAATGGATTTTTTAATTGATTCATTGTTGAAAACAAACTAGCAGCTCTTTCATTTAATGGAGTAAAAACATTAATTATACCTCTCAATGCATCACCTTGTTCTTCCAACAATCCTAAATTTTTCTGAAGTGATTTGGCTAAATCCTTAGTATGTTCTAGTTCTCTTTCTCTTTCACGATTGATTGCTTGAAGCCCTGCCAATTCATCTTCTTGAGCACTATTCAAATTTTCTTGTGCTTCAAGTTCAGCTTGTCTTTGTTTTCTTTGATAATCGGACGATGCCATATGTATTATAAATATAATACCTATAGTTTTTTACATCATTTTCCTTTACTAATATTTGGTCTAGCAATAGGTTTATTTGAAGATTTATTTGATTTTTCCATTGCTTCTTTTTCTTTTTCTTTGGTGTCTATCAATTTTTTCAAATAAAAAATGCGTAAATACACAGGTAAATTATAAGCAATGTCCTGTGTAAACGCACCTTGTGAATGATATGCCAGACTAAATATCTGTTCGTGAATCAACAACTTATCTTCCGGTGTCAGGCCAAAAAAACTGTACCGTTAGCGGTACACCTATCCTTTCTTCATGATTACATTGTTCACATCTAAAGTCAAAATTCAAATCAATATCAGGAGTTCTTTCTTTAATCAACTTTCTTAATTCAAAACTGTCTCTGGATGTCAATTCTGTTTCAATAAATTTCTTGATTTCTGCCTTATCTGCATTTCCATTAACTGCAATAATTGTGTATCTTAATCTAGTAGTTACCTCGGATGTATTACCAGTTTTAATCTTTTGTAACATCTTTAACTCATTTTCAATTTGTTTTTCATCTCCTGATGTTAACAACTTACATGTTACTGTCTTTTTACAATAAGGAAGTTGAATATCAAATCGATTTACATTTGGTTGATATTTTGAAAATTCAATTTCTTTATAGTTCAATTCACCTAAATTAAATGTACATTCATTATTTTCTCTACATGATGGACATTTGATTTGAAGTGGACCATAATTATCGCCATAAGCAAATCGTCTTGTTGCAACAAAAATAGCATTTTTATCACCCAATAACAAATCATCCAATTTTACATCTTTATCTACTATAAGCGATTCAATTAATTTATCAAGAACTACACCCTTTTTAATATAATTTTGGTTGGTAAGAATATCTTCTTCTTTTGCAGTCATTACCTTCAAATTAATAGTACCACTACTCAATGGACTGGAAGAATCATAAAAATGTCCATTGCTTGGCAATTCAACCACTTCAGATGGATATGTAGATTCTTGTTTTGGTTGTGACACATTTCCAGCAAATTGATTAGCTGGTTTTGTAATAGGAATTGTATAGTCGTCCATAAATTATAACTTTCAGTATACCAATATATAGTATAAAGTTATAATTTTTATTTTATTTAATTAGAAGATTGTAATTGTTCTTTAGCAGATTTAACTAAATTTTGTTTTGATTTCAATTCATCACTTAATTTTTTTAATTCTTCGGCAGATTTTGATTTATCCTCTGGAGAAGTTGATGTTTTACTTTTTTCTTGTGCGATTTTGATTTTATCATCTACTGCTCTTTTTTCCAACTCTCTTTGTAGAACCAATGCTTGATTTGTTTTTTTGGTAGCTGCTTTTATTTTTGCATCATCCTCCATCAATATTTCATTAATTAACTTAATCAAAGATTCTTTTATCTTTTTTTTGGATGTTGCCATTCCTTGTTTTACCGCATCAAATAATTCCTTTGCCAATTGTGGATTATTAGGAACGGTACCTTTGAATGATTCAAAATCATTATTTTTAACAAATTCTCTAGCCATACTGGCACTCACACCTTCTACTCCTTCAACACCATCTTCTCTTTCACCACTACTGACAATATTTAAAGTACCAAATCTTGGTGTTTTATCCATCCCATTCCAAGTATTCAATAACTTTGTAAATTCTGGTACTCTATCACTACCACAAACAAATGTAGCATCAGTATAACCATTTGCCTTTAATTTATCTGCGGCTTGTAACACATTTTTGATTGTCATATCATACACAATCTTATCTTGTATACTAGGAAATAGTTTCTTTAAAAAGTTTACTTTAGTTTGATAATCCAGTGGGTTTTTATCTGGGTCTTGTGATTGACTTGTAAATATATAAAAATCACCACCATCTGCAGCATCTACTACAGTATCAATCAACTTCTTGTGTCCAATTGTAGGAGGATTAAATCTACCAAATGCAAATGCTACATGTTTCTTCATATACAATAAATATTCTAATATAAAATAAAAAATCCCAATTCTTTTGGAACTGGGATTTAAAAGGAATGTTTTTGATAAATCAGTATTGTAAAATACAATAATCTACGCTCAAAGTTAAGTTAATTGTCATAGCTTCACCACTGTCTGACCAATCTAATTCACCGAAATCTGCACTAGTAATAAATGCACCTTTGAGTGTCCATTCTTCTACTTTATCACCCACAGGTCCAAGAACATTGACGGTTAAATCTTTCTTATAAAAATCACTATAACCATCACGACCAGTAACAGATTCGTGTCCTAGACGAATCCATTCCATTACTGCTTGCGCACCAGAGGGTACAATTGGATCATATAGTTCAATTGATATATCATCCCAAGTAGTTTTACCTTTATAATATCTTTGAATATTGATATGGTCAAGGGTTTTCTTTTCACTTTTTGGTGATGGTCTCTTGCACTTCTTAATCAAGAAACTTGGGATACCGTCACAATATAATATAAATCTATTCTTTACTTTTGGTTCAAATGTAGTAAAGAATATTTCGTTGCTATTTAGTAGATCTGCCATAATTTTAAATCCTTATTTGTTGTTTATTATAAATATAAATAAAAGAATATATTTTTGATTTTTATAGTTATTTTTTAAATAGTTATACCATATACGAACCAAAAACTAATTATGTCACGATCTAAAAATTCAAAAAATTGGTTGACTATACATTGCAAATTTTGTAATGGTGTGTTTGAATGTAGGGTAAGTAAACCAAAAGTCTTTTGCAGTAAGAAGTGTAGTAACAGTGATAGTTCTACAAAACAAAAGATAATTGACGGACAAAAAAAGACTTTTGACAAAAAATATGGTGGACATCCAATGACAACGGATGTGGTAAAATCTAACTTTAAATCTGCAATCCTTGAAAAATATGGAGTGGATAGTTATAGCAAACTCCCAGAATATAGAAATAAAGTTAAAAAAACAATGTTAGAAAAGTATGGGGATGAGAATTATTCTAATGTAGAACAAACTAAATCTACTATGATGGATAGATACGGAGTAGATAATGCAGCTAAGATCAAATCCGTGATTGATAAACGATCACATACTAAGAAATCAAACCACTATGAGTTCCTAATTAATTACTGTAATAGTAACAAGTTACAATTTCTGTGTGATGAAGTGGATTATAAAGGTTACCACTTTAGTAATATTTATAAATTTAAATGTGATGTATGTGATAAAACACTCGAAAGTACAGTTTATAATTTAAACAATCTATTCTGCGATTATTGTCACCCAGAGAAAATCACTACAGTTGAAAATCAATTTTATAATTTTCTACAAGAAATTTTACCGAAAGATACAGTCATTAAACGAAATGATAGAACCATATTAAATGGAAAAGAACTGGATTTTTATATACCAAATCTAAACCTTGCGTTTGAAATTAATGGATTATACTGGCACAGTGAAAATGGTGGAGGTATCAATAAAAATTATCACCTAAACAAAACAAAGTCTTGTAGTTTTTATGGCATTTCATTGATTCATATATTTGAAAATGAATGGATTAACAAAACGGAGATTGTTAAATCAATAATCAAAATATTAACAAAAACAAATAATCTTGTTAAAATTAATGCAAGAGAATGTAAAATCAAAGAAGTAAATGAATGTGATAAAAATAAATTTCTAAATGATAATCATTTGCAAGGCGAAGACAAATCCACAATCAAATTGGGAATGTATCTAAAAGATGATTTAGTAAGCATTATGACTTTTAGAAAAACTTCACGGTTTGATAAAACAAGTGAATGGGAATTGGTAAGATTTTGCAATAAAATTAATACTATAGTTAATGGCGGCGCAAGTAAATTATTAAAACATTTTATAAAACATTATAATCCAAAAAATATTGTCAGTTATAGTGATAGAAGATATTTTACCGGCAAAATTTATGAAACTTTAGGATTCAAATTCGTAAGTCATACACCTCCTAATTATCATTATCTAATTAATAATTATAAAGATATTAGACACCGCATGAGTTTCCAAAAACATAAATTAGAAAAATTATTAAAAATATACAACCATTCGCTTAGCGAATGGGAAAATATGAAAAATAATGGTTATGATAGAATCTGGGATTGTGGTCACGGAAAATATTTTTTAACTATTTCACTATAAAATCTTGACAGGACTTACAGACTTTGTATAATTTGCTTATGCATTGCGCTTGATGCGCTTTTAATTGTTTAAACTTTGTTTTTTATCGTACAGGTTTATAATTTCCTGTTTTAGTTTTTCTATATAATTCCTGTTTCTTAAGATTTTAAATACTAAGTTTTCAGTGCTTAATTCTCCTGATTTATTTAAACCTGCTTGGCGCATATCATAAACATCTTTAACTATTGATTTAAGCTTATCAATATCTTGCGCTTTAAGCGCAGAATTAATTTTTCTGACAAAATCATTATATTTTTCTTGAATTTTTTCTTTATCAATTTCAATATTTTCTTTTTGCGGTTCACTTAACCATTTATCTTGCATTAATGAATACACTCCGGTAGATCTATTTTCTTTAGTTACATCTTGAATATAAACTTCAACATTGTGTTGTTTTACATGTATATCATGTTCATCGTTCCATTTTGATTTAAGAGCATTTACTAATTTTTCAACAAGCTCTACATTTTCATCAACATCTTTGAAATCTATTACTACATGCACATCAAAGTCACTTGTATCTGACCAATTATAATTTGCTAAACTACCCACAAACAATATATCTTTCAAAGGCGCATCAGTTTCTGTATCCGCATAGAAATCTTTGCCTATTTGCAATAGTTTTTCTTTAATTTCCGGTTTTAATTTTAAATTATCCCAGATAGCTGGATTTAATATATCGTTGTAAATTCTAACCTTCATATTTTTATTTTAGCCTTTAGTTCATCTATGGCTTGATGTGCGTCTGTGAAAATGATACCATTACCGCCAGAAGCAATAAATGATTCTATATTTGGCGATAAATCGTCTATTAAGATACTATTTGCAGTTGCGTGTTTGGCTTTACTTTTGCCAGAATCGCTAAAAATTATAGAAATTGGTCCAGACCAATGTGTTCTTAACCATGTTCTTTTACCTGATTCTATATTTTTAATATAATCTACTGCTTCTTGACGGGGATAATTTTTCAATATTTGTCCAGCACTTGTACTGGTTAAAAACTTCAATTTGAATCTACCATCTGTTGCAATAGTGGTTAATTCTGTTTTAAAATAATCAAATTCTGGCATTGTATCCATTGTTGACCAGAATTTTTCGCCTTCTTGTAAAATTACATTCCAAAATTCTTTTGTTCCGTTGGATGCTTCAAATTCTTTTGGTGGTGTACTTGTTAATTTTTCAAATTGTTTTTCAAAGTCACATAGCACTCCGTCCATATCGCAATATATTGTTATTTCAACATTATTTTCCAATAAATTTGCGTCAAAAATTTCTTTTACTATAGACTTTAATTTTATCATATGATATAATAAATAGTAACAAAAAATACTATAATCCGTACCTTTTTCTTGTAGCATTATAATTTTGAAGTATTTCATTTGCATTTAATAATCTGCTGTAAATTTGTATATTAGATACAGAGCCGGACCAATAAGCACCGGTGGGTCTTCTACCTATTTGAATAGTATCTGTAGTTGTCGCATATACTGATCCGCCTAATGTACCTGTACCATTACTTAAAACACCATCTATATATATTGATGTTGTATTACTTCCAAGAGTTGTTGTATTAGTTGTATATACTGATACTATATTTCTCCAAGTATTATTATTGACTGTTGCTGTACTTGATCTGTTATAAGTATTAATACCAGTAGAACCTTTTGTAGTACCAGAAACTGTTCCTGAGGAGTCAAATTGAAACAGCCAACCAGCAGTAGAAGCAGTTGCACCTTTAGAAATAATAACACCACCTGTAGAAGAAGTAGTTTTTATCCATAAACTCACAGTAAATGTGACATTTGCAAATTGAAAAGTTGTTCCGGTATTAACTGTATCTACATAATCATTTGTACCATCAAAAACTATACTACCACCATTTGCACTATTGAAAGTTGGTCCATTGGTTAATGTACCGGTATTATTATTTTGACTTAAATCATACCAAGTAGTTCCTGTTCTTGGATAACTTTTATTATTAGCCGCATCCAAATATAATACTAATCCATTTGATATAATTTTTGGTCCTCTGGATAATGACATATCTTATAATTATCTGCCAAATCTACTTTTAGTAGCATTATAGTTTTGAAGAACTTCTGATGCAGTTAATACTCTATTATAAATTAAAAATTGAGGTATGTTACCATTTATATACGCAAGACTATCTCTTATATCTGCACCAATTACAAAATCGTTTGTACTTATACTTGCATTAAATCCTGCTGTACCGGTACCAGAAGAATATCCATCAATATAAAATGTACCATTTGTAGAATTTTTTGTAAATCCTAAATATTGATAAATATTTGGTGATAATGTACCTGCCGATTGAATATAATTAAAAGCTATAGAACCATTATAATCCCAATATTGTAATCTAGAATTGGATTGTTGTAATTGAGCTTCAGAATCCGCATCTGAAGGACTTCTTCCTAAACTAAATAATATACTATATGCACTAACAGAAACGAATTTTGCCCATAACAATATGGTATATGTCGATGAATTAAAATTATTTAGCGATGAACGATAAATATAATCATTTGTGCCATCAAACACAATACTGCCCATATTTGCTGCGTTAAATGTGGGTCCATTGGTTAATGTGCCATTATTGCCATTTCCGCTTAAATCTGTCCAAGTTGTACCTGACCCAGGATAACTTTTATTATTTGCTGCGTCTAAATGTAATATCAATCCATTTTCATTTATATCTGGTCCAATTTTTCCTGACATATATTTTATAATTATCTACCAAATCTACTTTTTGTAGCATTATAGTTTTGTAATATTTCAGCTGTACTTAATGCTCTGTTGTATATGAGGGTCGTTGATATATTTCCGATAAATGGATAAACACCACCACCAAAAGGAGACCGTCCAATCCAAACAGCATATGATAATGTTGTTATACTTGTGGTATCAGAACCGCTATTATTTAAGATACCATTAATATATAAATTTTGCGTTCCACCTGGTCCGGTTCTTACTGCACATATATGATACCACTGATTATTATTAATTGCATATGTACTACTAACTCCACTATATCCGCCTCCACTAACATCAAATGTTACAAGACCAGAACTTTGAACTATATATAATCTATAATTCCAAGTGGAAGCTCCTGTAACAGATTCATCCGCTATAATTGCTCTATAAGTACTAACATTAGTAGATGCCTTCACCCAAGCAGATAAAGTTAGAGAACCTAAATTAAGACTACTATTACTTCCACAATTGACATAATCATCCGCCCCATCAAATACAATAGATCCTCCGTTTGTACTACTAAAAGTAGGACCATTCGTTAATGTACCGTTATTACTATTTTGACTTAAATCTGACCAAGTTGTACCTGACCCAGGATAACTATTTCTATTAGCAGCATCTAAATACAATACCAAACCATTTGTTATTATTTTTGGTCCGTAAAACATAAATTATTTATTCACTGATAAAACCCAAGATTTTGTTGATTCGTCCCAAGTATACAATTTTCCGTCGTTTGGATGTGAAAGTGGAGGATTCCATAAACAAGATTGTTCGTCTAAAATCCAACTTGGATATGGTTTGGGTGCTATAAATGCGTCTCTAATTGGATCGTAAGTAAATCCTAAACCTGCGTAATTTTTACGAAAAGAAATTCCTCCATTTTTATGTACGCCACCTATTGTATTATAACTAGTGCGTTTACATAATTGTCCACGAATATCCCCATAATATCTTTCCCAGTCAAAATTACTTTCGTCTTTACCAACAATAACTTCTGTAACTATATAGTTTTCATTTAAAAATGCGTAATGTGCCATATTATTTATTTTTTATTATAATGTAAATGTTACTGTTCCTGTACCAGCAGTAATAGTACTTAT